GAAGAACAAAGGTGTAACGTCAATACCGTTCATCCAGTGTTTACCACAGGATTCGCGGAAAGGACCAGAGTAGTAACTCTTGTCCTTATTGACGGTATACCCAAAGAAAGCTAGCAGATCAATCAACTCTTCAGCCTTCTCGGAGTCTACGATGATGTCATCGCCGTAGACAGAGACGACTTTGGAGCCGACTGCATGTGCTAGACTAGCGAATACCAGCGTTTCAAGAGCGAACGTGGTGCCATTACCCATACTCGAGAACTTCTCGTATGTACGGATTTTGGTAGACCCCGCTAGCTTGTATTGAAACGACCTAACCCGGGTAAGGTACTCTTCCCATTCAGTTTCGAATAGGACGGGTACCACGGCCCAGGCTGTGGTGTCGCTTGCAGTTTTGACGTCTAGGGTAGCAATCTCTCCCGAGATTGATCCAAGACGAGCAAGCTCCTGGTTTCGAGACTGGTCGGACAGATCGATGCCTCCTCTTAGGAGGAGGCGTTCTTTACCGTACGTATCGAAAGCGAGTTGAAGGGGAAGGTTCCCCTCCGGCTCGCAAGCGATCGTCCGGTCTGTCTTCCAGTTCTTAGTGACGGTGATCACTCGGTTCCACGTTGTATAGACGTACCTTCCGTTATCGTTAAACCCGTAGTGGGATAACAATGCGCTAAGGTACGGCTTCGCAGCGTGGGTGCAAACGATCTTCCTCTTCATTTTCATGTGAGGGAGCGACAGTTTGCGTGACCGAGTGGATGTGGCGCCCGACGTCACTCTTACTAGGTTTGGTAACCTATTAAGAAACGGCTCAAACGGACCCAGCACTCGCTTGATATAAGCTTGTGCTCGTTTGACGTGGTCGTTGAATCGGTGGGGTTTGTTGGCCCCAGCGTCAATATACCATTGTGTCAAACGCTGATTTGTGTCCGCGCACTGACGTTCAGCCTCGATAAAGGTTCTCAAGGCTGCTCGACGTGTGTTGACAACAGGTTCGAGGCCAGTGTTCTTCTTGAACATGGCTTCCACCTGCATCAGGATCCGCCGCTGGTCGACTGAATACGATGTACAGTCGGCCAAGAGTGACGTGCAACTAGCTAGGTGAGATAGAGATCGTGCCCGAATGTAACCGAGCACTTTCTCATAGTAAGCCTCACCTAACTGTGGCTTCGTGTCGACAATGTACCTACGGGCTAGCTCGTAGGGACACATGGAGATCTTCATTTCCGTACCTCCACATAGGGTCATAAATCAATGCGTTCATTCCCAGAAGTTCTGGATTTTGACGACTGTACTATTACTTACCAGCTCGCGAAAGTGTTAGACGACGATGTTCTCGTCACCTGCACTTTCACAGTCGACCGCGTCAGTGGTGCGGTACTCCCGCAGGTAACACCTGCGGAAGCCCGCGACGCTTTAGTCGACTTCGCGAAGCACTTGGACTTGTGGATGGGCACTCCTATCACTAGGAATGACCTTAACTAGCTATGTTACTGCTAGTTTCTGGGGTCCGAAAGGACCCTATCCACTTGTTCGAAGTGCTTCTTGAGAATGAGCTGGTCGTCAAGCAACCGTCTGGCGATATCTTGTACGTCAGACGGTAGAATGAACAACACCGCAAGCCACACCAGGATTACCCAGGCATAGAGCTTCATGCTCTTAGACCAGGTGCTCCTGCGTGGAAACGGTGTTGGTGAACTCGTCGCCCGCGATGATATCGCGGAAAACGGCGAGAGCCGCAGTGACGTCCGCCGCTATCCCAGTGATGGGACGGCGAACAATGACCTTGAAGTCGACACGCTCGGAGAGCAAGTTGCCGGACGCGTCCTCGGTGCTCGAAAGCACCTCGATCGTGTCCTGGGCAACGACCTTGCTACCCGAAGCCACCTGGCGCCTCTGGATCACCAACCGCGGCTCTGCCGCGGTGTGTCCCGTGTAGGTGTAGGTGCGCGAGTCTCCGTTGTCGGAAAACTCAGTGAGAGCAGTCGTCATGGCTGCCATATGTTTCCATTCCTCTTGTAGATCACAATCGGATGCCCTTCCTGTTTGAAGAGCCTCCGGTAATGAACTGTTTCCCGATAGCGATGAGATCTAGGATCTTCAACGCGTCGAGATTCAGTTGTGATTGCGGAAGGTGTGGCACTGAGGTTGGTTCCCGATGCACCAACTCGACTCGCTCTTGACCAGTGGACCCTGTGTAGGATCCGTTGGTTGTGGCTGACGACCCATTGCCGGTCTTTTGGACCGACGTGGTGCGATCAAGGGTTATTTTGTAACCCTTACTCGCAACAACATCGTCAGACAGAGCGGTGAGAGAAAGTGCACTGATCGAATCGCCTACGCTCAAGAGCCAATCCACGATGAAACTGAAAGGGATTACTTCCCATCCAGTGACAAGTGGGTTGAACTTCAGAGGCGCCGACTGGAAGTCGGCAGTTACAGAACCTCTGACGGAGATCTCTAAGACGTCAGTAACTGTCTTAGTGAGCACCATGCTTGGAGCATCGTAGACGACCGAGGACGAAACGCTAACATCGCGAAACGTCCGCCCCGCACGCTCAGAATGGCGCGTGCGGAAATGATCCAACTCCGTGACGACATCATACAGATCTTGAAGATCATATATGAGCGTCCTCCAGCCGTAACGACCCTCCAGATAGTTATTCAGGAGGTAGTCTAACGTCTTGGACGTGTTGGCAGTTTTCTTTCCCTTGTAGCGAGGGTTCTTGGAAGGCTTTTCTAGGGCCTTCCTGAGCTCTCCCCACTTTCGGGAAATGCCAGTAAACATCGTCAACGTTTTACGGAGTTCCACCAAAAAGGTAAGTGAATCGTGCCCTTTCTCGTATATCGACGATGCAGCTTTCTGCACGTAGATATCTTGATCGGGTACGTCGACCACACCCATTGCAGTAAGCAAATCGGGTGTTGTAGGGTCGATGAGTGACCAGAAGGTGATATTCGTGTGGTGGTTCTCAACACACGAACTGGTCGCATCATTCCACTCCTTGAGTTCGCCAGGCGAACACGTGCCCTCATAGAGTCGTTTGTTAAACTCTGTGTGAGGCAAGAGTTCACCCTTGGCCTTCCTCAGGTGGTAGTCTGGTATGTCCCAACCGTTCATCTCCCAGTACCGTTTCCACGTGACGACGTTGTTAACGCCGCCGCCGTAAACAGTGCAGGGATTTGGAGTACGATAAGTTTTAACGTTCTCCACAACGGTTGTAAGGACACCGGAGTTACGGGATCTAGGCTTCAGGGTAGTAATGGAACCAACTCCTCGACTGTCCGCATGACAGCCGATGGCCGAGGCCCGACGATCGGAGAACCCACACTTGTTAAGTGTGGGCTCCGGGCCCCCCGAAAGGGGGGC